TCAAAATTCTTGCAGGAATAAAATTTAATGCTTACCTTTGCAGCCAGAATTAGAATTTTATGTCGTACTTTTAATAACTTGAAACAATGAAGAAAACGTAATGATTAAGGGTCAGGGTAAATTCCGTAAGATTGACGGAAACCTATTCAAGCATGAGTTGGATGCTTCTCTGGCTAAGTTACCCGATGGAGAAAATTTCAAATTTTTGATTGTCGATGACAAGCCAAACAGAGTTCTTCCACAACTAACGTATCTATTCTCTGTTCTGTTAAAGGTGATTTCCGACCAACTGCCAGGACATCCACCAACAGAAGCTCTCTACAGGTATTTTGAAGATGAGTTCGCGCCGCTTCATACTTGTAAAATCAATGGTGAAGTGTATGAGTACACAGACCTAAAGCGTGAAAAATCAGTTGATGTCGGTAAATTTATTGAGACAGTTACCGAGTTTGCTCGAAATGAATGGCATTTGGATATTCCTGAGAACAAGGAATTGAGAAAGTCAGAAAATGCAGAGCTTTATAGTCAAGCCTACCTGCAACAAGAGGTGGACTGGTGCAGATTCCTCTCATCTAAGAATAAAAAGTAATTATTTAAGATGAGTGAACAAACAAACAAATTGAACCTTTTTGGATTATTTGGTAAGGTTCAGGAGAGTTATCAAGAGGCCGAAGCAAGGGCCAAGTCAGAACAGGGCGCACCGAAGATTGAGCGTTTCCGTACTGGCGAAGATGGAAAGTACAACATTCGTGTATTGCCGTTGGCTCCAGTTGTTGATGAAAACGGTGAACTGCTTGAAATGGACCGTAAGGGCTATGAATATCCGTTGAAGCAGCTGTTCCTTGACATTCAGATTCCTGGTAAGGGCAAGGGTGGTAAGCCCAAGACTATCAATGTGCCGGTTATCAATGCTACCCAAAAGGGTGTCGGTAAGAGCGTTGATATTATTGACACTTATGTGAAGATTGCAAAGGAGTTGTATTCTGATGACAAAGAAGTGCTTGACCTGTTGGCCAGCAACTCATTCAGTCATGGTTTGAAGTGGAACTCGCTCCGCTGCATGTATGTTCTTGACCTTGACCATCGCAATAAGGGGCCGCAGCTCTATCAGCAGAGCTATAGCCAGTATCGTGATATGGATGATGCAAAGCTTGATTTATGGGATGATTTGCTGGAGGACAACGATCAGCAGCCATGTCCTATTTCTGCTTTCAAGGGTGCATATCCTGTCACCATTACACGAAAGAATAACAATGGCAAGACTGAGTATAAGTTTGCCATTAAGACAACCAAGGCTTCCAGCAACTATGACCTGACTGAGGAAGAGTTGCAGAAGTTGTTTGACATGCCTCGTATCAATGAGGTCATCTATCGTTATACCAAGTATCAGGCAGAGGCTACTTTGGAGTTCTTGAAGCAGTATGATGAGCGTCATCAGCTTGAAGTCACTCAGGAACAGGATTTCTTGGATGCTTACAAGCAGTTGCTTGGTGAACTGCCAAAAGACGATACGAGCAGCTTTGACCTTTCAAAGGCTGACAAGTCCGATAAGGGTGACGGTGACGATAAGGCTGAAATCACTTATGATGACCTTTGTGACCGCTATGATGCCATCGTTGACCAAGACCTGCCATCTGACAGCGACGAGTATCAGGAACTTCGTGCTGATATTGCCAAGTTCGCAAAGGACAATGGCCTTGACCTCCGTGTTTCTCACAGCAAGAGCAATCAAGACTTGCTTGATGAGCTGGAAGATTTGCTCGATGAACAGGAAACCGCACCGTCTAAGGGTAAAAAGGTTGAAAAGGAAGATGAGCCTGAACCCGAACCCGAACCAGAGCCTAAGAAGGAAGAGAAGCCTGCTGATGAAGCTCCTGCCGATGGTGGCCGTCGCCGTGCAAGACGTGCAAGACCGTCTGATGACGATGATGAGCCTGAGAACAAGGAGGCAGAAGCACAGGCTCCAAAGGACGATGACAATGAGCCTGAGAATAAGGAGGACGAGGCTCCTGCCGATGCACCAGAAGAGGGCCGTCGCCGCCGTCGTGAGCGCAGACCGAGATAACCAACTCGCCTTACAATAACTCATTTTATTCTTGAATTGGGGCATTTGGGTTTGATTGCCCAGATGCCCCTTATTATTAAATTTCAGAGTTATGAGAAGTCCGATTGCGCTTTTATCGAATGACTGGCACATCACGAAAGACAATATAGCAGAGTTTAATGCTAATTGGGATGAAATGCTTTCGGTGTGCGAGGAACACAAGATTGAGGACGTTGTGATAGGTGGTGATATATTTACCATCAGTTCATCACAACGACTGCCAGTGCTATTGGCGGTTAAACACGCTATTCAGAAAGCTACTGCCAAGAATCTCTTTTTGACAATTGCAGAGGGAAACCATGATCTGTGTGACGAAGAAGCATTAGAAGGTTATAGCCATTTGTTTGACGGCTATCATAATGTGGAAGCTGTTGACATCTACAAGGTACTGGAATGGGATGATTGTGATGTTGCCTTAGTGGTGATGAGCTATTTCCCAGAGAACGGTTCTTTCCCTGAGAGGTTAAAAGCCTTGAAAGAGGATTTGAAAGACCAGTATAATTGGGATTTGGAGAACGTCATTCTGTATATCCATGAGGGAATCAAAGGTGCATTAGGTGATTTTGACGTACCAAAGGAAGTTCCAGCTGAGATATTCAACGATTTTCGTGCCGTGCTTTGTGGCCATTATCATAATAGGATTGAACTTGCTGGCACTGACATCATGTATATCGGTTCGTCTCGTCAGAACAATTTTGGAGAAGATGACCGAAAGGGGTACACCATTCTTTATGATGATGGAACCACCAGCTTTGTTCAGAATGAGGTCAACACCCGATATGCTTCTTTGGAAGTTGATATTGATGACATTGACGATGCTTTCTTACAGAAACTGGCAGACTACCATGATTGCGCTCCTACCCCATACAAAGTTCGTGTCAGAGTGAAGTGTACTGATGCTCAGGCTAAGACATACGACAAGAAGATTCTGTTGGATGCAGGCGCAAGCAAGGTGGAGTTCAAGACTGAGAAGATGGAAACTATTGTCACTCAGTCATCCAGTATTGATGAGAAGTACGACAAGAATGGTATCAAGAAAGAGTACCAGGCTTTCTGTAGTGATAAGAACATTGACAGCAAGTTAGGTATGAAGTATCTCGACAAAATCAGTTAGGCTATGTGGAAATTAAAGCGTGTAGTAGCAAACAATATCGTCTCTTTCAGAGAGCTTGATATGGATATTGAGCAGGGTGTGGCCTCATTGATATTTGGCCAGAACCTTGATAATGAGAATCAGAAAGCCAATGGTTCTGGTAAGTCCTCACTCATTGAGGCCATCAGCTTTGGCATTACTGGTGAAACTTTGCGTAAGGTCAAGGCAGAGGAAATCATCAATGACAGTGCCGAGGAAGCTGGTGTAACGCTGACTTTCGAGAATGATTACGACAACACCACTTTCATAGTGAACCGTACCATTTCTCGTTCATCAGCACAAGTTATCGAGTGCCATAAGTTTGATTCTTCTAACATTGAGATTGAGACTGACAAGACCATCCAGCCGTCTGTATTGGACTACAATAAGTTCATACTGGATGAGATTGGTCTTACTAAAGATGAAATCTATGCCAACTTTATTCTGTGTCGTAATAAGTACACGTCATTCTTCGATGCAAGTGACCGTGAGAAAAAGGAAATCATAAATCGTTTTTCCAATGGTATTCTGGTGGATGAATCTATTGCCAAGTTGCAAGAGGATTTGGAGCCAGCAGAAGAGGATTTGCGTGGCAAGGAGCAGAATGTTTCTCGTGTCAGTGGTAAGATTGAAGCTGTGAATGAGCAGATAGCAGAGGCCAACCAGAAAAAGGAGGAAGCTGCCAGGACCCGTGAACAGAATATTGCATCATTGCGTGAGAAGATTGCCAACAAGCGCGAAGAAATCAGAACCATCAAGGAGAAAATCGGTGTTGCCAATGACCGCCTTGATCTGATTGATGAGTTTGGTGACAAGGTTGAGCAGATGGAAAAAGACAATAGGAGTTTTGGCGAAAGCTACGACTATATCAAGGAGAACTTTGAGAAGTTGAAGTTTGAGCCGATTACCGATTATCTGCAGTCCATGTGTGAGCAGTCTCAGAAGTTGGATGATGCCAAGCATAAGATGGAAGCTTTGAAGTCAGAGCTGGAAGAATTGGAAGCTGCTTGTGCATCAACTGAAAAAGCCTCTCAGGAAGCCTTGAAAAAGTATGAGACTGCCAGTTCTTCAACCAATGCAGACAATGATGCTGACAAGGCTAAAATCGCCCAAATCAATGAAGAAATAGACAAGTTTGATAGTGAGCTTGCCAGAATCCAGAATGAGATAAAAGAAGAGAAGCGAAACTATAATAATTTGGATATGGATTTGGCCAGTGCCAACAATATTCTGCATGGAGCTATTACCTGCCCCAAGTGTCATCATCAGTTTTTACTCAGTAATGAGAAATCGCTGGAAGATGTGCAAGCAGAAAAGAAATCCATTGAAGCTAAGATGAAAAAGTCGAAGCAGAATATGGATTCACTGGTTGAAGATGAAAACAAGACAGGTGAACTTGTCACCAAGAAAGAGAAAGAGATTACTGACATTAAAGCCGGTATCAACAAGCGTAACGATGTATTGCAGAAAGTCTTTGATGAGAAGCGTGTTGCCCAGAACAATTTGAGCGAACTGCAATCGAAATTGAACAGTATCAGGAATCAGATTAACACCGTGCAGACAGTTATCGACTCTGCCAATGGTCAGATAGATAATATGCGCAAGCGAATGTTTGATGAGGTGTTCGGTGTGATTGACAGTAAGATGGATGCTGGTGAGCAATACATCAAGAACCTAAAGGAGCATATTGAACATTGTAATGCTACTATCGAGCAATATCAGCAGAACATCACAGAGTTGGAGAACAGCAAGACTGGTGACATCATAGATTCGCTTGTCAGTTCAAAGGCTCAGTATGAAAAGGAATTGGAAGTTGCCACACAGCAGCGAGACAAAGCCCAGGCATTGCGTGA